ATGCATTTTCTTTGGGCTTTAATTGTTGGTGCTATTATTGGTGCAATTGCTGGTGCTATCACTAGCAAGGGCAAATCGATGGGCTGGTTTGCTAACATCATTGCAGGATTAGTGGGTTCTGCAATTGGTGAGGGACTTTTAGGCCATTGGGGGCCACAACTGGCAGGAATGGCTTTGATTCCTTCAATTATCGGCGCAATTATTGTTGTTGCCGTAGTCTCCTTTTTTGTTGGCAGATCAAAAGACTGATAGGAGGCCATCTTTATGGACGCTTTAAAAGCTGCATTTAAGTTTATGGTTGCTAGTACTCTCATCGTTGGCGGTGTTTTAGTTGCAGGTACAGTCTTCGCAGCTAAGGGCATTGATAGTGCTGGAGATAAACTACAAGAAAAGCTACATGACTAACACAAAATAGCCACTTCATTATGAGGTGGCTATTTTTGTGCCAGTAACTGGTTCTGATATTCGTTGTCTAGTTCAGCCACGACCGTACCTCAAGGAACAGTCGTTGAAATTGTGTCAGAACGCGTCTGTCAGCGCCGTATTAAAAGTGGGTTTGAGCCGCTTAAAACTTTTTCAGCACAAAAAAACGGGCATCTCTGCCCGCTTTGCCCAATGATATTGCTACTTTAGATGAAAAACAATGAAACAAGTCAAGGAAAACTATGACTATCGTATCAGCGAGGGTTGAGGAATGTCCTTCACTTGCTACGAGAAATCAATCTGACTTGGTCTATAAAATGCGCCACCGGTTAGCTATGCCGTGCGTCGGTTAAAACGGTTCTGCCCGCTTATCGCCTAGGACTATCCTAATTATAAGTTAAAGCTTATTTATTGGCAACTGGTTTCCCTATGATTGTTGTCCATTGTTTTTTGGCTGTGTCCGGTGTCAGTTTCACAATGTCGTACTGCTTTCCCTGCCATTCAATGCGCCATGAGTTAAGGATGGTTTCTGGCTGATCATACCGAACAACAAAGGTCACTGTATCTTCGAGCTTCGTCCCAACTGACGCCCTCACTTCGCTTAAATATTGGCTTAACACAAGTGCCCATGTCGTGAAGTGCTCTTTCCTGACGTTGCTCACAGGAACCCCATTTACATTACCCATCGTGTAGCTCACTAAAGTAATGAGTTCATTCAGTTGGCTGATGCTAGTTACCAGTGGCATAGTCAACACCTCGCAATTGCTGAATCATGCTCACAACGCTATCTGGTACATACGTTGCCCCATCGACACCACGGTTAATATACCAGTGTTGTGCTAACAACGAGACAGCAAAGTCAAAACGAGGATCATCTCCAAAGTTTTCATCCGTAAGGGTCTGGTCAACCGCGCTAATCACGAACTGCTTTGCCGTCAACAAGTAGGCTGACAACATAGCATCATCTTCGCTGTGGCTAATGCGCAGTGCTTTCTTTAGATCTTCTGTGGTAACACTCATATGCTCATCTCCTATATAAAAATAGGGGTGTACCCTGAGGCACACCCCACTAAATTATGCTCTTAGGCCTTTACCGGTGTGATGTCAACAATTCGAGCAGCGTCTGGATCAACCACTTCATAGTCGTTGCGGATCACGACGGCCAGGCCTTGGCTATAACTGTCGAACCGTTCCCACTGGGTGTTGACTTCGTTCTTTTGGGCTAAGAAAATTGCTTGAGAAAAGTCCCCGATGATGATCCGATAGGTGCCCGCCTTATCAGTCGGCAATACTTTGTTAGCAATCACGATCACTGGTGCCCCAAACAGTTGCTTGCCTGATGGTGCAGTGATTGAAGGTTGTAACAAGTAACGGCCTTCGCTGTCTTTCAGGGTATCAAGGTAGTTAAAAGCGTCCTGATTGACGATAACAGACAAGGACAGTGCTGGATCTAACTCAACATTGAAAGTTTGCTTGAGGTCATCGAGACCAGTGCCAGTGATGTGCTTGAAGTTATCGTTGGTGCCCGTCTTGCCAGTCAGAACGCTGATAATGTTGCTATTGTCTGTGTTTTGTACCAGCTTCTTGAGTTGATTCTTAACCTCAGCAACAATATCAACTTCACTGTCTTCTACCAGTTCATTAGACAGATAAATCTTGCCAGCACGGGTAGCAACTTTGTAGTCAACGCCACGGAATAGGTTTGAATCGATATCTGGAATGTCTGCGAGTTCTGCCTTTGTGGCTAAGACACCATTGTTAGTGAGGGCAATCGGGTACGTGCCGACGGGGGTTCCAACTTGCTTCACAGTGACATATTTAGCCAGATCGTAATCAGATTCTTTTAAATCAAAGACGTCATTGATGACCTCTTTTGGTACGACCGCACCGGCAGTGGTTGTCGTTAAGCCGTCACGTTGTTCGCCCATGCTGCGGATGTAATCTTCATATGCGCGGGATTCGGTATGTTCTTTGTTGTCGATAATAGTTTTTTCGGTCATGGTTTTATCTCCTTTTTCTGGTTGTTCAGTATTAGTTTTAAGCCACTCAGTGTAGCTGCGTTTGTCCACTTGGACGTTGGTATCGTCATACGCTGGAATAGCTACCAGTGAGACGTCAAACAAGCTCTTTACTTGCTTGATGGTACGGATCACTTGCCCGCTGTCGTCTTTAGTGAATGTATCACCGTCTGGCGCAGCATTGAAAGTAAAACTCATGGCTGACAGATTACCAGCTTGGACGTTGTTATAAGCATCGTTTGCTGTGGTCGTATCGGGTAAGGTCGCTTCAAACTGCAAGCCTTTATCATCCACGTTTAAGGTCAAGGTTCCGGCCTTGGTGCTGGCTAAGACTTGGCTAAAATCATGGTTAGAAACCATATAGACGTCTGATAAGTCCACATCATCGAAGGCGTGCGGATCAACAACTTCTTTAAAGCCACCGAGGTCTTTACTTGGGCTATTGAAAACTACTGCATAACCACTTAGTTTCTTTGGACCGGTTTTAGCCTTATCTTGATCGTCGTCTGTTTTAGTCGCATCGGCGGCAGTCAGATCAGCGTCAGGATTCAGGCGTTTTTCTACGTCATCTTGATTCATTTTCTGGATCACTCCTTTGTCTTGTGTTTTGATAGTTTGTCAGGTTGTTTAGTGGTGTGTAGTTGAGGCTGGCCATGATGTCATCGCCTCCAGTAATTGGTGGCAGGTTTAACTTGGCTCGTGCTTCATTAGTGGTCAGAACACCGCCTTGCAGCCCCTTAACTGCTAGTTCTTGCATCGTGGCTGGATCCGCTGAAAACAGCTTGTCAGTGTTGAAGCTGAACCGGTTGTCACCTGTGGACAGTTTGGCATCCATCTCACTTGTGAAGCAGGTAAAATACTGAATCAGCGTGTTTTGCAAGTACATCACGTTAGACTGTACGGCATTTGAGTGCTCGCTTTCGATACCCAGCCGATCCAGTGGTAACCCGAACGCTTTGGCAATCTGCTTCGTGGTCCAATCGCTAGAATTGACTAGATTCAGCACGTCAGTATTAACTTCGAGTTGCTTATAGTCCATATCATTGTCGAGAATGATTGTCTTGAGGGCATTATCACCACTGTTGGCAGCTTCAAATTTATTGCGGATGTTTTCTTTGGCCTTGGTGTCTAGTTGGGTCTTGTTGACTTTAAGAATGCCTGTCCCTTGGACACCAGAGTTGAAGAAACCTTTCAGCAACGCATGCCCAGACTTTTGCACCCCGACCTCATCGTGGAGGCTATAAAGCGGCGATATTCCTTTGTAGCCGTCTTGTGTGAAGCACTTGAAGTGTAAGACCTCGCTGGCATTTAAACGCTGTGAGCGGCCACTGTCAGGCGTGTATTCGTAGCTGATAATGCCGGTCGTATCGTCTTGTTTAACCACCATTTGGCTGTTGGGGACTAACTCAAAGCCAGTAACTTGTCCGCTGGGATTCTTAGTAACCCGTGCAAAGCTGTTACCATTCAGCAACATGTTAGCAGCTAGGGCAAACTTGAACGCCCATGCGGTCATGTGGCCATTGGGTGTCTTGTTAAGAAGCACGCTGATACGCTTGTCACTGTATTCAATCGGATTGGTTGCAAGATCACTGGCAATCACGCGCACGGCCGTAAACACATCCGAATTACGTAAAGCACCAATTCCCACATATAAGCCGCTGTCATTGCTGGTCATGCTGACAAGCGCATCTAAGAACGGGTCGCTGTTGTCATCGCGTGGTTGTGTTGTGTCATTCGTGAAAAAGCTCATTGTTTCACCTCCCTTTGTTAAAGTTGATGATGACTGCGACGGAGATCAGGGCCGTGCCGACTGCTAACATACCAACGCCAAACCCGAATAGCCACCAGATCCCGACAACCATACAGATCAGCCCCAGTAGTAACAGCACGGTCTGCACATTAAAAACCAAAGTCATCGCTCGAATAAAAGTCATTGTCTGCTACCTCGCTTTCCTTGTTTTGATCCATTGCAATTGTGTAAGCATTCATCAGTGCGGCTACGGGGTCAATCTTCGTAGCGTTGCGAGCCTTATCGATAATTGGATTGTTGTTAGCGTCATATTTCAGAATTGCGTTGTTCACCGCATAGGCCAGTAACTGATTATCAGGGTGCTTTAACTGGCCATTGAAGAGATCATCACGAAAACGCGTTGTAGGGGTCGACAGTGTTCTAACACCTTGTCGCACCTCAAACAGTGGTAAATTACGTTTTTCAAATTCAGGTATCAGGTATCCTATGGCAAAGGGATCGTAACAGATGGCACGTACGTTCCACTGGTTCCGCTCGATCAGGTCGAGAATGAAGCCTAGCACCTCGTCATAGTCGATCATGCCGCTATCAAGTTTGGTAATGCTACATTCGCCGCGACTAGCACCACTGATGTAATCGAACCCGTCACGCTTGATTTTCTCTTCCAGTCCGTACTTCGTCCCCACAAATGAGTGGCTGTCGGCATACAGGTAGCCATCTTCTGGAACTAACCACGAGATACTGGTCAGGTCGCTAGACTTAGAGAGATCAAGCCCGATATACACGTCCTTGTCTCTGGTGTCTGGTGGCTCGATAGTGGCTTTCTCCCAGTCGTCCAGACTGATGTAACTGTCTGCTCTGGCTGATTGCCACATGTTGAAGTTCTTGACGAGAATTGGCCGCAGGGTTCCTTGCTTGGATGCTAGATCAACATCAGCTTGCAAGCTAGGTCGCATCGTCTTTGCTCTTTCAGCATTAGCTAGTAGTGGATTGGACTTCTCCCAAGTCTCTGGCGCAAAGGCTTCATCCTTGCTATCCTGCTCAAAAATGGCAATAAAATACCGATCAGCTTGTTCGCGACCGGTTAAGATTTTGGAGACAAATTTATATTCTTTATACATAGGGCCATTCAGGTCTGGCCCCGTAGTTGAGATGACGGCTAGTAAACTATTGTCACTGTTGATCTGGCCAGATTTGAGTGTTCGTAGAATCTCATCGGTACGAGCTAAGGCGAACTCATCAATAATAGCCAAGTCACTTTGATAACCATCTAAGCTATGCAGATCAGACGCAAGCGGAACAGCTCGGCTGTTGCTCGGCAAGTCGATAATTTCATTGCGATTGATCTTCAAACGATCACGCACCGATTTAGACATCTTAGAGACCTGACGCAAACCACTAGACAGCATATCAAAGGCTAAGTGCGCTTGGGCGTTACTGTTGGCTGTGTAGACAATTTCGCGATTCATGGCTGGTTTGTTTTCCATGAGGAGATACAGCGCGCCCAGATCAGCCATCAGGAAGCTCTTACCATTCTTGCGTGCCATCGATATATAGGCTCGATCATAACGACGATTTCCGGTTTCTTTGTCTCTCCATCCGAAAATCTCTGAGATCAAATATTTTTGGAAAAGTTCTAGCTTGAGTGGTGACCCATCACGTGCCGGCATCAGTTCGATAAACTCAACGGCTTTGTTGGCAAAGTCCTCATCAAAGTAATACGGCCATGGATTCTTCTTGCGCTTGCTGGCTCTCAAATCTCTGCGATAACGTCTTGCTGCTTGCTTAATTTTTTTACCGGCAACAATCTCACCACTTAGTACCTTGTCGGTGTATTCAGTCGCATAGTTCACGATGACACCAGCTCTGCAAACGGATCGTCAGGCTTCTTCTTAGTCTCACTCTTTAAGGCAAGTTTCTCCCGGCTATACACTGACAGTCCCAATACTTCGTCAATGCGCATCATTTGATTTGTGGCATCCAGCTTCATTTTAACTGCTGGGTTAGCTTTCACACTATCGGTGGTTTCAACCATCATACCTTGTTCTTGAATTAGCTCGGCAGCTTTCTGAATGTCAGAATAGGCTTGGCAATGACTGGCAATCAGGGCGGCATCTAGTTCACTCACTGGAATGTCTTTTTTGAGTAATGGTACAATACGGTGCCACTCGGTCACAGCATAGTCATCAAGCCATGTAGGGGGCTGTACTTGCAATTCTTTGTAAGTGAACAGTGCTTTTTCAGAGGCAACACGATCAGCTAACTGTTTTTTGGATAAATGTGCACTTAGGTTAGTCACTGATTTTAGGGGTGCTCCCATGTGTAACGTCCTTTCTGAATTTGTATTCGTTTATACCTATTATAATTATAACACATTGATTATACATAGGTTCTGTGATTTTCGGTATTCATCGAAAAGAAAAGAGGCCGACCGTTCGTTTGCTCTAAAATTTGCGGGCGGGGGTCGATCTGTTGGGGGATCTCATCCGGCGTTGTGCTACCTCCCGGGAGGTCTTGGCGTTATGACAAGCCTGGCATAAGCTTTGTAAATTGCTCTCATCAAGCCTGTGTTGCCAACCATAAGCTGTTTTGATTGGCTCAATATGATCAACAAGCACAGCTTGACGAATAATCCCACGTTTCAAACAGCTAGCACAAGTTGGATTGCGCAACCTGAATGACTTTGAAAGCTTTGTCCATGTTGTTGACTTGTAGAAACGTAATTCCTTCTCTTCATATTGCATGCGTTCCTGATTCGTTGCTTGTTTGTTCTTATCTTGCTTATGCTCCTCGCAAAAGCGTTGATTGAACGGGATCATGCGACGGCACCCGGGGTGCATGCAAATGTGCAAAGGCACACTCATTTGCATCACTTCGCTTTCATTAATGATATTTCTTTGCTAACTGATATGAGGTGCTAATTTGATCTGCTCTTTAATGCTTCGCCCCGAAATGTTGGCATGCCAGTTAAGCTCGGCGTAGTCGGCTATCTCAAATCCGGCTGCCAATAGTGCGCCTTTCATCATGCCGTTAGTAATGTAGAAACCACCCGGCAAATCAGTGAACAGATGTTTAATGCCATACGATGTGTACTCACTGTTGATTGTCTTTCGCTTGCCTAGTCCCTTAGTCCAGAGATATAAAGCGTTCTGCATGTCCTCAGGCATCAGCATAAACGCGAACGGATGATCCTGTTTAAATGGATTAAAATCTGGTGACTTAGGTTCAATGTGCCAATTCTTGTACTCATAGTATTTGCGATACTTCTCAGGGATAGGGAATTCTTGTTCAAACCTAGCCCATGTACTTTCTGGATATAGCATTCTTTTAACCTCCACAGTTTTAAATTTGTTTGTTTTTTAAGTGTCCCACGTGTCCCGGGCTCTTAAACGTTGGTGTGTAGGCGTTTGTCTGGGACAACAGACATGTCCCACGCATGTCCTGAGCTGTCCCGAGCTGTCCCGCACATGTCCAAATTAGGACTTTGGACAGTAGTGGGACACGTTGGGACAGCACTGGGACAGGTGACTTGTCCCAACAAAACGTTGATATACCGGCATTTGTAGCACTGGGACAGGTGGGACAGTAGAAAAACAAACACTTTACTTCCTGACGTATCCTCTTGAACGCTGACCATTGATTCGAACTCGTTCACGATCCCACCCATCCATGTTATCCATGATGAGCTTGATACGTTTTGCTTCCGATCCAGTGCGCCCCATCAGGTAACGATCGACTGACTTGTCGAACACCACTTCCATGATCTCTCTAGTGGTGGTTTGTTGCAGTGGTTGTAATTCTCCAGCATCCAAGTGCTGTTGTAACCAAGTGGCCACATCACCGTTATGGTCAATATGAGTGTGAAAGAAGCTGGCCTTTAGGCTCAATGACAGATTTTCCCAATTCGATGGCACTTTCATGTTGAGAAAGTCTTCAATGGCCTCTTTCATAGGGTCAACGGTCTCGGCTTCTTGTTGATATGGTTTAGCCAGTTGCATCAGCTTATCATCAGCAAAGACACTCTCACCTGCATCCACCCATGTTTTGACCTCTGCCAGTGTCTGATGTATATCGTGGTTAATCTTAGGAACGCTTTCTTCATTGCGCCATACGGTCTTTGTGGGCTTTGTAACGCCGCATCTGATAGGGAAGAAACGGCGTTCACCAGTAGCGTCTTTCAAGTAGTCCTGTTGATTAGTGCTGCCAATGAACACACACTTGCGTAAATGTGGATAAACATAATGGCTATAACTCCCTCGGTATGAATCAGACTGGGCGCTAATGAAACTCTTAGCCGACTCAATCTCAGTTTTTTTCATTGCGGAAAGTTCACCGAGTTCCATGATCCAGTTACCTTGCAGCTTCTTGTAATCTTCGTCTGTCTTGCCCATTGATTTTAATGAATCGCTGAACTTTGTCGGAAATAAGTTACGAGCAGCCGTGCTCTTACCAAGTCCTTGTTTACCTTCAAGAATTGGAACGAGTTCAAACTTGCAACCGGGTTGATAGACACGTTTTACAGCGCCAGCTAACCATTTACGAGTAACAGCACGGGTATATTCACTATCCTCGGCACCTAGATAGTCGATGAAGTAACGTTCTGCTCTAGGGGTACCGTCCCATTGCTCAGCTTCGATCCAGTCTTTAACCGGATTAATTGAATGTTCCTTGCCAACAACAACCATGGCATCTTGCTCATTCTGCTTGCTAAACAAGAGATTGTGCTTACGCTCCATATATGAGCGGACGACAGCATCATCTTCATCAGTCCAAAAACCCTTACGAATCGGCAATCCTTTAACGCCTTTTGTCTTGATAAGCATCTCTGAAAAGTCGTCCCAAGCGACGACATTGGCGAAGGCTGGATCATTATCAAGTAGCAGTTGAACATTAACCACCGAATCTTTTCTAATCCCACCATTGCCATCAAGTTTAAGGTCATTTCGCCATTGCTCTTGACCTGTAAAATCAACGTTGACCACTTTCTTGGCTTCTTGCTTAATATCTTCGGGCATCGCTTTAACCAACCGCACGCCTCCTCTCTTCGGATTTCAATACTGACTTGAAAATCTTATTAACTTCGGCTTCTGCCAGTGGTGTATCTAAATAGTTATCATTAGTTGTAAACAGCAAGTTATAAACTGTCTGCGGCTCTGCGCCTGTGAAGAACATTTTGCCAGCAATCTTAGTCAGAAAATCATTGCGATTGCCGGTACTAGTGCCGTTCACTATTTCATCTAGCAACCTGCCTGTCCATCGTTTGCCTCGATAAACTGTTGAACCACCAAACCCTGGGTTAGGGTGGCTGACACGTTGGATTTCATCTAGTAACCACTGAGGCACTGGGGCTAGCTTGGTGATCTTGTGCCCTTTGAGTGGTTGATACATGCCGTTCTCGCGAATGCTAGGAAAAACCGGCACACCAGTTGCAATATAGTCAAGGCCGGTTTTCTCGCCATTCTTAGAGAACAGATCCGATCGACTAGTTAGCTTCAATTCTTTGGGATAGGTGAAGAAAATATGAAGTCCACCGTTTGGGCTGATTTCCGCATAGCTCGAAGAAATTTGACCAGCACGACCATCAGCGCACAACTTAGCCAACGTATCACTGCCATTGGTCCCGCTTTTATGACCCACATCAATATCGAATACCAGCACGCCATCAAGCCCCAAGCCAATATTGTAGTTAGGATGTTCGCCCCACCATTTCTTGGCCTGTTCTGGGTCTTTGGTAGCGTCCTTATAGCCATGTGAGCCTTTGAGTGGTGTTCTGGTCCCGGGCGCAAGTGGATAGACTGCAAAGCCATGCTGCTGATAACCAAGCGCTACTTTAAGCACGTCGACCATCGGCCGCATCTCCCTCCATAAGTAGACGACGAGCATCAATAATCTTGTCGGATGTGGCATCAGTTAATGCTTCAAGTGACTTATCTTTAAGTTCTCGCCGCAGAACGATGAGCAGTGAACTGGCTTCTTTGAGTAAATCTTGAGTTGCTTCTATATCTGGCCTCGTCATCATTTGTCTGCCTCATCAATCGTTGCCAAGCTGCTATCAACGTAATCTTGAATTGGTCTCAGGAGTGCCATCCATGTATAAAATGATCGATTAGCCTCATACGCGAGTCGCAAGGCCTCTGTTTGTGTATGATTTTTTCTATAGTAACAAACCAGTTCTTCAATACTATCTAACTGATCACGAAGGGCTTCTAGAAGTCCTTTTGCAGTGCTGAGGTTCAAAGACGCCATATCTAAATCAGGCACTTTGGTGCTGTTTGAAACATTTTTCATATTAATTGCCTCCATTTTCCTTGACAAAAGCATCTACCCAGAGGCAAGCTAGAAAAGAATACGAATCTTTTCGCTTGTCTTCTTCTCGCCTTGAGGTGCAACTCTTGGCGATTTTTTTGTGGCCTCAATTAGTGAACGTTTTTCGGCTTTTTGAGCTTGCCAATACCGATCACAATCAGCGTCAGCCTTTACAAACTGTGGCCACGTCCACCCATACTTGCTATTTATCATTTTTGCCATGGTCATAGTCCTCTCTAAACTGTAGAAACGCTCCCAGCACGCCACCGTTCATGAAAACCATCAGCATGACGGGGATAACTGTCGGGTGAATAAATATCCACGTAATAAGGCTAGTCATCGGCATCGTCCTCGTTTTCATACAGCTTTAGGATTTCCGATACACGCAGCAGCTCTTTTGCAGTCGTAACGGCCAACTCGCTATTGGGAATATACTTGCCATCAACCGTGACAGTACTGTCTTCTGCAATGGCATGAACGTTAAGCTGAATGTCGTCAATCAAATTTCCAAGCTCGTGATCTAGTGCTATATCTTCTTTACTAAACAAATTCATAATGTTTCCTCTCTGGCTTTATGCGCCTGTCATAAGTTGCTTACAATTTGCCGCCTGCCCAGCGTGATTACTTGCCGTGGTTATTCATGTAATCGTCTATGTCTGCGGTATTGATACGTTTTACGCCACCGACGACCTGTACCAACAACCCTTTCTTAGTCCAAGACAGCAGCGTGTTACGAGCAACACCGGCATAAGCTGCTGCTTGCCCGATATTCAGCTTTTTTTGCATCGGCTGCTGCTTAGTCTCGTTCATCACGCGGACAACTTCTCGATGAATTCGTTCCTGTAAAATTTGATCAAAGTCGGCTGGTAATGTAATTTGCGCTTTCATTAAAGCCATGTTCCTTCACCTCCAAAATCAACATTAGTCAACTTTTCCGTCAAAAAAAAGAGAATCAATCGTTACTGGAATACCGGTTTTCCTGAAAAGATCTCGGATTTTTGTCTTCTCTTTATCATTGAACGATGTTCTACCATTCTCTTTGCTCCAGTAAGACTGACGCGAGATACCGAGTTCTTTGGCAACATCTTGTTGACTTAAATTTAGCATTACACGGTAACCTTTAATACGTTGCATAATAGCACGCTCCTTTCTGTTGACGTCAACATTCATCAACTGATTGACTTTAGTATGCCACGGACTCATACTGGAGTCAACAACATGCATCAACTTTTTAGGAGATGATCTGAAATGACAAAACTATTGGAGCCAAACAGCCATCTTTCCCTTGGAGAAAGGATTAAAAGCATCAGGATTTCTAAAGGTGAGACCATGGAAGAGTTCGCACTTTCGGTTGGATTAACAAGTTCAGGAAAATCAGCAGTATCGAGATGGGAACGGGGTCTCTCTGCACCGTCAGCAGATACAATGAAAAAAATTGCCAACCATGGTGGAATTTCCGTCCAGTTCTTAGTTACAGGGAAACCGGCTTTTGAAGATCTTCCAGAGGATCAGCAGATGGAGCTACGTAAGCAGAGAGATGAGTTACTTCATAATTTGGAAGTTAATTCCGAAAACTTGTGGACTGAACTGTTTTCAGATGATTATGTAAAAAAGTTAACTTGGCAAGAAAAAACTTTTTTGGAAAATTCGATGAGGTTTGTTCAACTCATGAAGCCTGAAAGACAGAACGTGGCGATTATGAAATTTTCCAGCATAGTTGCGGGGATAATTAGAGCACGGACGCACGATTATTCCGCCGATCAGATTGAAGAAATGAAGACAGATTTTGCAAAAGAACTGTCAGATATAATTGATATATCTCAAAAAAGTCCCACTCAAAAAATCCAGGACTACGAATAGCACAATAGAACTAATTTTGTTTCATAGAAGCAATGTGATTAATATCATGGCCGAAAATTCGGCCGCCAAAAATTCTATCTAACACCGCCTGCCCAGCGTGACGGATAGGAGAAGAATATGGCATCAATTAAAAAGTACGCAACGAAAGACGGCAAAGAGTTCTGGCGCGTTCAAGTCTTTGCCGGTAATGATCCACAGACTGGCCACAAGAAGTACAAGGTGCGGCGAGGGTTTAAGACAAAAAAAGAAGCCACTGTTGCAGCAGCTAGACTTGAGCTAGCAATCAGCAACGGTGACTTAGACAATGAAAAACCAAAGCCCGTGTTCTTTCGGGATGTATATGAGGAGTGGTATGGAAACTACATTAATACGGTAAGAGAGTCCACATGGGCCCGAACTGCTGGTATGTTCAATAATCACATCCTACCGGCATTTGGTGGTAAGCGGATCGCTACTATAACCACTAAGGACGTGCAGAAGGCTGTTAAGAGGTGGTTTGAGTTCACCTCTGCTAACTATAAGCGCTGGTATAACTATGTTTCATCGGTTATGGACTACGCAGTCCGACAAGGGTATATGAGTAAGAATCCCGCCAAAGCCGTTGTTTTACCGCACCATGACGATCTGGCTGGTGATAAGCCTGAAAACTTTTGGACTAAGGAACAAATGAATCACTTCTTTGCCTGTATCGACCAAGAGAACCACTTCGATGTCTTCATCATGTTTAGGGTTTTAGCCTTTACAGGGGTTCGCCGTGGTGAACTACTAGCGCTGACGTGGAATGATGTAAGTTTCAAAGAAAACAGTATCAAAGTGAACAAAACGCTAACGCAGGGTGACAAAGGCCATCAGATCGTTCAGGCACCAAAGACACGCGCTGGAAGGCGCACCATTCCGGTAGACGGTCAAACGATGGCATACTTGAAACGGTGGCGTAGAATACAGCAGGAAACATTCCTACAGCTAGGTATTAATACGATGCAACCTAATCAGTTGCTTTTCACTAATACTAAAAACGGGTATCAGTCATTAAATACACCGTCTAAGCGACTGCATAAGCTGCAAGATGACAATGGACTTACACCTAGAATAACCATTCACGGGTTCAGGCATAGCTTTATATCTAATTTACTGATTGCTGGTGTTCCTGTTACGTCAGTACAAAAGCTGGTAGGGCACACAGATCCGACTATTACGCTTGGTGTGTATGCTCACGTCAGTGCAAAGCAGGAATCAGAGGCCACCGCTGCACTTGCAAAATATATGCAAAATTGA